CCAAGGAGTCGAAAGTCGGCGAAAGTTTCGACTCATCGCGTTCCTGTAGAAAACTGATTGCTGTTGCCGCTGTAACACCTGGAGGAACTTGTCCTTTTGAAACTTCATGTTGTCCACTGATATCATTCCAGTCCTGCAAAATTCTATCTACTTCTTCAAGAACATATTGAGGAAGAGGACTGAGTGCAATAGGCTTAGGTGGTTCAAATCCTGGAGTATAGAAGATAACAAGCCCAGGTTCTGTAGTAATCTTAGAAGCGTCTACAGATCCTCTAGGTGCAAGGAGTTGGGGCTTAGCCATTCGGTTTTTAGCTTCAACAATTTGTCCTCTAGTTCTATTATACTCTTTCTGTAACGGAATAAGGTCTTCCACAGAAGAAGTAGAATAGAACTTGCCCCCAGGGATATGATCAATTTTAGCAAATGGAAACTTACCGTGAGAGTACGGCATTCCTTCGAAGTTTTGAACGATTTCATTACCCACCACCGTGTACATGGCCCCATTAGGAAACAGGGGATGCACACCTGGCTTAACCCAAACCTCTAAAGCTAAGATTGAGTTTTGCTTATTCAAAGCCTGTGTGCCAGTAAGATTAAGAAAAGATTCTTCTAGAATCTCGTTAGGATTCTCAATGTTACCCTTTTTCTGTTTAAGATCCGGATAACTCATCTTAATCATTTCAGGAGATAAAGTTTTAGCATGAATCAAATAGGGCTGATTCTCTAATTCTTCTTCTCTAAAATCCGGAACTAAAACATGGAAAGGAGTTTCAGAACAAAATTCGACATCACCCCGAGGGACATTGCTCAAGGGGTCTACAGGGCCCTTGGAATCGTCCCAATAGGACTTAATAAATCCATTACCACAAATAAGAGCCCACCAAACAGCCCTACGAATAACGAACTTGAGCTTCTTATCTAAGTAAAGATTTTCCCAAATTTGTTCACCAGCCATAGCTGCATACATATCTCTATCTTCAGCTGAAGACGGAGTAATGGATGCGCTCGGCTTGTTGTTAGTAAGTTGAGCTAATTCATGTCTGATAGTAGGTCTAATGCGATTGATAACTGGTCTAACTCTATAGTACGGGGCGGGAGGCGTATACAGTCGCATGTTAGTACCCATCCCTGCAGTTTGGGGATTTAAGATACTAACATTTTGCTTACCAAAATAGAAAGCTAGATTAAGATACCATTGACGCTCGGTTGCAGTTCGAGCATTTCTAATAGCTCGATATTGTTTTTGAGTCCAGTCAATAATAGTGTCAGCTTGTTTGCGCGCAGCTCTAGACGACTTGAAGTCAACTACCTCTCCCCCATCCGCAGAGGTAGTCATTCCAGAAGTATTACCTACAGCTTCGGCAGTAGTCATCTAACTTCCTCTTGCTGAGCAAAAATTCCTAGCTCACCTAAAGTTTCGTGCAGTTCAGACTGCTCATCTAAGAGGGTACCTCCGTAGCCAACTCCGGCAAGGTCTTGAAGTCTTTGCGCCTCAGAGACGTCATCATGAGTAATATAAGGCTCATCTTGAGCAGTATTAGATGTCTCCGAGGAGTTCATCGCTTTCATGGTTAGATAAGTCTGAAGATCCCCGCTCATCAGTCTGTTGAGTAGATCCTTCTTTTCTTCCGCTTGAGCCTTTACTAATTCTTGTAGAAATAATTGGTTCGTTTTCCTCTCTCGAAACAGGCTCCGGATTAGTAGTCCGTAAGTCAAGAGACCGACGACGACCAGCCCCAACAGCCCGAGTAACAGATCCGAATGCATCCCTGTATTCCTTATTCTCTTCGGCGAGTAATTGATTTTCTCTTTCAGCTGCTTCTAATTTAGATTCAAGTCTAAGAGACTGTTCTCTAGTTAAGACTCCCAGCTGATTCATAGCTTCTCTAAAACAGCCCTGGACACAGATATAAGCTTGACCTAGAAACTCAATATCAAATCCCATATCGATAAATGTCAAAGGCTCGTTAGGATCACCTGAACTATATCTTCCACATCCACAGCATTTATGTGGAGGATTTTGTAACGGCTCCTGTAGAGTTTGAAACTTAGATAACGCTTGATATGTAATTTCTTCTAGCATTATTTATCCTCACATCCGCAGAATTTTGTATGACGTTCTCCATGCTTACCATCATTACCTAATGGTCGTTGTCTATCGATATCATCAATTAGGCGTTGAATCACTTTGATATATCGTTGGTATTGTTCAGAGTTCTTGTGTCCGGCTGTCATAAAACACAAAGCTTCTCGAACTGTCTTAAGTGTATCAATAGTCATGATAACTTTTAGTTCATCTACTTTAAGGTTCTGCATTAGAACAACCCACCCATATGTTCATCAATAACAGTCCACTCTGTAGACTGAGATCCTCGCAATAAATTCTCATCAATATAGTAACCAGAAGCTATAGGAGTAACAGGAGCCAGAGCCTGTCTAATAATCTCCTTAGCTTCCATCTCAGCAGACTTTAATTTACCATCAGGCGGCACATAGAGATCTGGTAATAGAGAAAAGAAATATCGCGCACTGTCAGGTGCATGGTCATCTTTCTTGTGAATTTCTTCCCGATAATTATTATCGTGCCGCTTTTTAGCTGATTCAAAAGTCTTCCAGCGAACTCTTTGAAGTTCACGAATAAGATTATAACAGTTTTGTGTAATAATCCACTTACGTTGTTCTAGATATTTATTCATTTTATTGATGCCAATTTTGACATCATTATTACCTAGAACAATCGGAATACCCTGTTGAATATAAGCTATTCTGATGGAGTCTCCGGTCTGTCCGTTTCGTTGTTCAATAGCAGGGTCGCCGACATAAATTGCTGGAGCGTGTCTTCCTTCTTCACGATTTCTCTTGTGGATTTCTTCGGCATAATATTCAACAATTTTTTCACGGTCGTAAAGCTCGTCATAAGTAATAACCGTACCCGTCGGAGACACAGCGTGCCAGAGCCAAGCAGTAGGATTATTGTAGCCGTGATCCATACTGGCATAGTGTGTCCATTCACTAATTCTATGCAGGTCTACAGTGGAGTAGGGAACGGTATTTAACTCATATCTGAATTTATTGAAGGCTAGTCCGCCAATCTGTACGAACTTGCCTTCTTTACGAGCTTTGCGGCCGTCTTCGTCTAGGCCAGAGAATACCTCTTCAATCTCAGCCTTAGAAATATAGGGATTCTCTTCAGTATCAATAACGATGACTGTAATATTACTGCCAGGACTTAATCCAGGGAGATAGACATCATCATAAACCCATGTCATGCCTTCTACAGGGGTCATAGTAATGTGCCAAGGTCCGCCGGTGTCTAGAAGTCGGAGCTTACACTCCTCGAATATAGACTTCGGGGGCTCTTCATCAAAGTGTACGAAGTGTCGAGAAGTACCAGCGAACTTCTCTAATTTCTGGTCATAAGACATAAACTCGCAGGTACTACCGTTAGACAGAGTCAATACGCGATCCTGCTTGGCATAAGAATCTTCCCAGGAGCCATTAATTAGGTCGGAGGGAGGTAACCACTTAGCAAACTCAGGTAAGAGAATTAGCTTAATACCTTCAGTGTAGGAGACTCCTACAACACGACCTCTAATAGGAGCAGGAGGAACTTTAACGTAGGGATGTTCACCCCTAAGTCTATAAATATCTTCAACTACTCCACCGACTGTTTTACCAGACCGGTTACCTCCAATATATAACCTTCCTTTAGACTTAGATTTATGAAACATCACCTGTTTCTCATGAGGGACGTACTGAAAGACTGAGGGTCGAGACACCGCCCTACCCAGAGTCTCCCGGAAGAGTCCTCCGATTTCACTTAGTGAGAAATCTTTTCTGGTCACGGAGTCGTTCCATCCGTTAAATCAAAAACCTTTTTTAATTCTGTAATTAAACTAGCTAAGGCTGCATTGCCACCTCTAGAGCCAGTGACAGTTGCTCCTAAGCCTGTACCGATTTTTCTAGTACTTAATCCATCATGAACATGGTCTCCTGGAGCAGCCT